TCCTTACCGACGACGAAGCCGAGGCCCTCGACCCAAAATCCTGAGTGCCGAACTCCGCAAGGACAACTGGCTCCTACTGCAATTCGGCATTGCCAAAGAGCTGGGGCTAACCCTTAGCGAAGTCCGCACCACGATGACCCCCGAGGAAATGCTCGGCTGGAGCGCCTACTTCCAGATCCTCAACGAGGACCAGGAAAAGGAAATCGAGAAAGCCAAACGCCGCCGCTAGCCCCGGCGGCTTTTTACTGCGTAAACTGAAGTACCGGAATATGTCGAGAAGCCGTGGCCGCCTACAGAGCTGATATTGAAATCGGCGTAAGGGGCAGCTCTCGCTTAAAAGAACTACAGGATCGGATTACACGTTTAAGTCGAAGCATCGACGACGTAAGCGTAAAAACGCTGATTGATCGTAAAGCTGTTCAAAGCGTCGAATCTTACACACAAGCTCTAGGTAGAGCATCTAATAATCTGCGCGAAGTAACGATTCAGTTAGATGCGGCTGGTCGAGCATCTGGCAACTACGCGGAAGCCATCAGTCAGTATGTAACTGCTCTCGGTAAATCAAACTCAGCGCAAAAGTTACAAAATGATCTTATTGCCGATGAGATTGAACTTCGCCGCAAACAAAAACTTACCGCTTCTGGGATACGAGAATCTACACAATACGGCGGACCTATAGGTCCAGGCCCTGCATCACCAGTCGGAACTCTTGCAGGTCAAGCATCCCCTGTTGAAGAGCGTATTCGACGCACACTGCAACAACGTGCAGATGAAAATAAACTCCAGCAGGCATTGTTGCGCTTGGAGCAAAAAACTACTACTGAACTAAACAGACAGCTCGAAGCGCAGGAGAGCATGATTCGCGGAAAACGCGAAGTGCTTAATTTGGTAGATCAAACGGCTCGTAAATCCCGTCTTTTAGCCGGTGGCCCAGCGGCGGGGCTGCAGGGACCCCTTGCGGGCCCTGGTGCGATGGGCTTCCCTGTTGCACTGCCCATGAGTCGGGTAGAGCAGAAAGGTCTTGAGATTGCCGCGAAAAAACAGCAAATTCTTCAAAGGACAGTAAATACCAGAAGAGAGTTGTCAGGTTTAGCACAAAATCTTCAGCGACTTGAACTAAACAGTGTGGTCGCTATTGCGGATGCAAATAGAGAACAGGTGAAATTAAATGCAGCAAAGCAGATAGGATTAAACCTCACAGGACAGGAAGTACGGATACGCAGATCACTGCAGAATGCCGGCGCGGTTCAAGGCCCCGCACTGCCTCCAAGTTTGCAAGGTAGGGGAGGTATAGCGTTTGGTTCGCGGGCACAAGGTGTTGCTCTTGGCGGTGGTTTCCCTCTGCTGTTCGGCGGCGGACCCGGTGCGGTTCTGGGTGGTGCCGCGGGCGGTTTAGTTGGAGGTCCCGGTGGGTTTGCTGCTCAAATTGCTCTGAGTGCAATCGGCCAACAATTTGACAAACTTGGCGAACAGGCAATCAAAGTTGGTCGAGCATTAAATCCACTTACATTCGATCTTGAGACTTTTGTTGGCGCTGCAGGCATAGCCGGAACGGCAACCGCAGATTTCTTGGCCAAAGTAGAGCAGTACGCCGGTAAGACGGAGGCAGCCAAGGAAGCCACAAAATTACTGGCTGCCCGCATAGGCACCGACGCTACAAACGCTCTCAAGAAATTTGGCGAAGATGCCCAAAAACTGGGCAACCAGCTGAGTATTATCTTTACCACTGTTCTTGCAAACATCGCAAGAATTGTTGGCCCCTTGATTGCAGGACTTGCTGGTGCGGCTGAACGCGCTGCTTTAGTTGGCGGGTTTAAGCAGCGTAAGGGTCTGACAGGACGAGAGGCAGTTGCTCAACAGATACTTGGCACAACGGGTAGGAGCGGACGCGGTAAAGGAGGTGCGGGGGCTGACATTAGAGCATTAGGCCAGCAAATTGGGCTCACTGGGACTACACGTGAGATAACAGAAGGTGCAAAAAGAATTGCAGCTACAAGTCAGAAAGCCTATCAATCTGCACAAGAATCCGCACTGGGTTTTAAGGCAACCCAGCTTGAAGCAGCGGCAGAGGGAGCCAAGTCCGCCAAGAAGTTGCGCGACGAACTGGAAAAACTAGGGATTAAGTACGAGAAACTTTTAACCGTAAGCAGAAAAGATCTTGAAATTGCACGTGAGTCTGACCCGATTAAAAAACTACGCCTGGAACAGGATAAACAAATTCAGCAGATAAACAATAAGTATGCAGAAGATCTTAAAAAGGTAACAGGTACTCAAGCCGAACAGATTGTCCTAGAACTGCAAGCGAATGAGATCGCGCTTGTCCGCTTAGACATTGAGCAGAAAATTAGTCAGGAGTACCAAAAACAGGCAGAAAAGTTTGTAAATCTCTACACAATCTTTTCTAAGTTTCAATCTGATCTTGGCTCTTCCACGTTCAGAGGCGGCCCTGCTGGTGCGGGCGTGGGCGTCGATGTTGGCGCCGCTTTCGGGATGGCCGATGTTCTTACCACTTCAAAAACAGAAACTGCTGCTCAAGAAGCAAAGAAGGTTTTAGAGGATCTTGTAGAACCTGCAAATCTGGTCAAGCAAACTGCAACGGGTATAGGCGGTGCATTTACTGAGTCCTTCCAAAGTGTAATCACAGGATCTATGGGGGCACAGGAAGCCCTAGCTAATTTCTTTACGCGAATTGCGGACGCCTTCTTAGACATGGCTGCTCAAATAATTACACAACTAATTGTTATTAAAGCTTTGGAGTCAGCTATTGGTTTGTTCGGGGGAGGCGGCGGTAAAAGCATATTTACGGGTTCTGGTCCTGTCGCGTTCCCATCAGGGCTAAACATCGGTGTTGCCGGGTTCAAAGCAAGTGGCGGGCCAGTGGGTGCCAACAAGCCCTACATGGTTGGTGAGCGCGGTCCCGAGTTATTTGTTCCAGGGCGTTCTGGCACTATTGTCCCCAACGACCGTTTGGGTGGTGACAACGTAAACGTTGTGGTTAATGTGGATGCACAAGGCAGTGCCGTTCAAGGCAATGCACCAGATGCCCGCCAACTCGGCAATGCAGTCTCGGCGGCTGTGCAGGCTGAGCTGATCCGTCAAAAACGTCCCGGAGGCTTGCTCGCATAACCATGGCACTCACCGTTTACCAGGGCTATCAAGGATCCGTAAAGTTCCACGCTTCCGGTGGAGCTGTGGCAACCGTTGCTGGGGTAACGGCGTGGTCAATCAGTATTGACAAGCAGATTATTAGTACAACCAGCTTTGCTGACACCTACGAGAAGAATGTCGGCGGTCTTGTTTCAGGTAGCGGCTCAATCGAGCTGATGTATACAGCAGAAAATGTAAGTTTAATTGCCGCTGTAAATGCGACCGAGGATCCTGGAACAGCTCTGTTCGAGTTGTATTTAGATACGGATGGTGGAAAGAAAATTAGTTTTGCTGGGATAATTGACAGTGCGGAGTACGGCTCCAGCACAGACGACGTACAACGTGTTATTTGCTCGTTTGTGACTAACGGAACAATCACCACTACCCTTTAGCCATGGCAACTTTCCCCTCAATTAGTCCCACCTACGGTGCTCAAAAGACCAGCGCTCCGACCAATCGTGTAGTCAAGTTTGGTGACGGTTACGAGCAAGTTCTACGTTTTGGTCTAAACCAGAACCCAAAAACGTGGAGCTTAACTTGGGAGGTTTCTGAAGCCGATGCAGACACAATCGAGGCATTTCTCGATGCCCGCGCTGCCGATGGCGATGCTTTTGATTGGACCCCGCTAGATACGACCACCAGTTACAAGTGGCGTTGCGATCAATGGAGTAAGACGATTCCTTACCTAAATCGCGCCACGATCACAGCCACCTTCCGCCAGGTCTACGAACCGTAAATGGCTTACACCGCATGGCAGGCAAGTAATTCCTACGCGGTAGGAGATGTCGTTCGCCCGACAACGACAACTGGAACCGGTTTGGTTTTCCGTTGTACGACGGCTGGCACCAGCGGTAGCAGCGAGCCAACGTGGGCAACTATTGCAAGCCAAGAGGTCAACGACAACACCGTTGTTTGGTTATCGGTTGGTGCAATTGCGCCAGAAATGTCGGACCTGTCCCCGACATCAATCATTGATCTGTATGAGCTGGAAACGTTTGCCGCATTGCATGGCGCAGATTCGCTGTACCGCTTCCATGCTGGCTTGACCCTTAAGACGCCAAACACAGGCGTGACCTGGAACGGGAATCAATACACCCGCTATCCGATTGAGGTGGATGGATTTGAGTATTTAGGCAATGGCCAGTTGCCACGCCCCAAGGTGCGTGTGTCTAACCTGTTTAGCTTTTTATCGTTGATCATGATTGAGATCAACGCAACTAACCCAGGCAATGACCTGTGTGGGGCGAAGTTGACGCGGATCCGCACAATGGCGCGTTATCTGGACGCGGTGAACTTCCCCGGTGACACCAACCCTTACGGCACGCCTGATCCGACAGCCGAAGCGCCACGCGAAATCTTTTACGTCGATCGCAAAGTTACGGAAAACCGTGACGTTGTTGAGTTTGAATTGGTCAGCGCATTTGACCTGGCTGGTGTTCGGGCGCCCAAGCGCCAGTGCATCGCCAACATTTGTCAGTGGAAGTATCGCGGCAGTGAATGCGGCTACACCGGCAGTAACTACTTTGATGCCAACGACAATCCAGTTGCCACCTTGGCTGAAGACGTATGCGGCAAAACTTTGAATAGCTGCGAAAAACGCTTTGATCCTGAATCCGACGTTGGCGTTCCCTTTGGTAGCTTCCCGTCACTTGGAACCCTTATCGGATGATTGACTGGAAAGCGGCAGCACTGGAGCACGCCAAAGCTGAAGCCCCGCGTGAAGCCTGCGGGTTGCTGGTTGTTGTCAAAGGGCGTGAGCGGTACTGGCCGTGCAAAAAC